GAAATGGTTAGCGGTAATCAACCTGTTTTTTATGCTTATCAATCTTCTGCACAAAGCGTAACCTCTAATGTTGCTACAAAATTAGTATTTAATTCAGTAGTTTTTGATACCAATTCAAATTACAGCACAGCTAATAACAGATTTACTCCAACTGTTGCTGGTTATTATCAAGTTAATGCTTTAGTAAATCCAGGAACAACAACAACTAATACTCAAATTTATTTATATAAAAATGGGTCAAGAATTACTTATATGCAAACAAATTCTAGTAATAGTTCAGCAACCTTATCAGCTTTAATGCAAGTGAACGGCTCAACTGATTATTTAGAGGTTTATGTTGTATTGACTGGAACTACTCCATTAGTCCAAGACGGACAAGATTTTACTTATTTTAGTGGTTGTTTGGTGAGGACTTCATAATGACGATTTACGAAAAAATCATAGCTTTATATCCTAGCCTTACAGATAAAGACTTTGTAATTGTAATCACACTACAAAACGATTCAGATGGCAAAGGCGATTACATTGCTAAATGGGAACATCCTACACTAGCTAGACCAACAGATGAGGAATTAGCATAATGGCTTACGGAACAATAAATGCTGATGTAATCGGCACAAGCGTAGTTGGTTCTAATATAGGCGCTGGTAACGCTTCTATTATGAAAAATCGCATTATCAATGGTGCGATGGTTATTGACCAAAGAAATGCTGGTGCTAGTGGAACTGCTAGTGCTTATACAGTAGATAGATGGGCTTATGCCGCTTCACAATCAAGCAAAGGCACTTGGCAACAAAATGCTGGTTCTGTAACTCCACCAGTAGGCTTTGTTAATTATTTAGGGTTTACTTCATCCTCGGCATATTCTGTTGCTAGTGGAGATTATTTTTTAATTCAGCAACCTATTGAAGGATTAAACATTGCTGATTTGGGATGGGGAACTGCTAATGCCAAAACAGTTACTTTGTCTTTTTGGGTGTATTCAAGCCTAACAGGAACTTTTGGTGGTTCTATTGCAAATACAGGAACATCAAGAGCTTACCCATTTAGTTATACAGTTTCTTCTGCAAATACTTGGACACAAGTTAGTGTAACTGTTGCTGGCGATACCACAGGAACTTGGCTTACAACAAATGGAGTTGGAATGTTTGTAAGATTTGGTCTTGGTGTAGGTTCTACATATAGTGGAACTGCTGGTTCTTGGTCAGGTTCTACTTATTTTTCTGCCACAGGTGCAACATCCGTAGTAGGAACAAGCGGAGCAACTTTCTACATTACTGGTGTTCAACTAGAAGTAGGAAGTAGTGCTACTGGATTTGAGTATGTTAATTATCAGACTAGCCTAGCTAACTGCCAACGCTATTATGCAAAAATAAGTGGTGGTGGTTTTTCAAATTATTGTGGCTTTGCGTCAGGATTTGTAGCCGCTTCTACTCAACTAGAAGCAGTAGTGCAATACCCAGTAACAATGCGAGCATCTGCAACGCTTAATTACAGTAATGTCAGAACAAACACAGCGGCTGGAACAAATGCGGCTATTACATCAATTCTTGCATCATACGCTGGAACAGATACTATGAACACTACATTTAATTCAACAAGCTCAAGCATGACTGCTGGACAAGGCGGTAGCATTGTTGGAAACAACAATTCAGCGGCATACCTAGAACTTTCTGCGGAGTTATAAAATGTACCAATCAACAAAATCAATTAAAGGATGGGAAGTTCAATCGGTTATTCGCACAACTGATGGTGCTTGCATCCCATTCGACCCTGACAACACAGACTACCAAGCCTTTTTAGCATGGAAGGAACAGGGTAATGAACCCTTGCCAGCAGAGGAATAACGGCAGATTTACTGCTACTCATGGCATGAAAGATTCAAGGACTTATGGTCTTTGGGAAGCTATGCTGACTAGAGTTAAATCAAGACCAGCCTATGTTGAACGCAATATTACTGTTTGCGAAGATTGGTTAAAGTTTGAGAAGTTTTATGCTGATATGGGTGATGCCCCTGTTGGCAAATCGTTGGATAGAATTGATAATGATGGTAACTATGAGCCGTCAAATTGCCGTTGGGCTACACACACCCAACAGATGAATAACAGAAGCAACAATGTAGTAATTGAGTGGAATGGCAAAAGCCAAACTCGTTCACAATGGGAAAGAGAATTAAATATGAAGCCAACAACCCTACGAAGCCGATTAAAGGCTGGCTGGTCGCTTGACCGAGCCATGACACCACTTCCTGCGGAGAATGAATAATGTCCCTTATTTTAGATGGCTCTAATGGGCTAACATTCCCTAATAGCACTACACAAGCTAGTGCTGGTCAGGTGTTGCAAGTAGTTCAAGCTACTTATTCAACAGAGTTTGCTAACACTTCAACTGCTTATGCTGATACTGGTTTAACTGCTTCTATCACACCAAAATTTTCAACTAGCAAAATTCTTGCTATTGTGTCGCAACCTTTGGGTGCTTACAGGCAAGAAAATAGCACAACTGGTGCTTTTATTAGTTTATTAAGAAATGGAAGTTCTGTTTGCAATGTAACAAACGCATCACAAGTTAGGGCAGGTGCTTCTGTTAATGGTTTTATTGGAATTTTTACTATTGCTTCATTATCATTTTTAGACAGCCCAGCAACAACTTCTTCAACAACTTACAAAACACAAATTGCTATTGATGCTACTGGTTCAAGTGCAACTGCGGTGTCAAGCTACAACAATAGCAAAGCAACAATTACTCTTTTGGAGATTGCACAATGAATATGGAATTATTAAGTGCATTACAAAAAATTTATCCGCAAGTTGTTACGGCAATGGGTGATATTGCTTACGATGCAGACGGCAATGAAGTAGCTTACGACTTAGCCGCAGTTACTACACAAGCCCAAAAAGATGCTTGTAAATCACAAGCTAAAGCACTATTAGCCGCTAGTGATTGGTCAGTATTGCCTGATGTACAAATCACCAATAAAGCCGCTTTTGACAACTACCGAGCAATTCTTAGAGGTTATGTAATTAGTCCAGTTACTGACCCTACTTGGCCTACTGAACCGCAACCAGTTTGGGGTTAATAGATGGATAACGGCATCGATTTAGTTCGCTATGGGGTGCTGTGGAATCGTGTGGAAAATTACGAGCATCGCCTTGAAGCCATTGATAAAAAAATGGATAAGATGGAATCCCAGTTAGAAAAACTTGTTGCTAATACCAATAAACAAGCTGGTGCGGCATGGCTGGGTATTGCCATGATGAACGCACTTAGCGTTATTGGCGGCTGGGCGTTGCATTACTTTACAAGCAAGTGATGTGTCAGACTTTGATGTTAAAGCACTTACTGGCAGTTTAGATTCAGCTAGGGATAGTGCCAAGTCACTAACCAAGCAAGTAGAAGCCATCCAAAAAGATGGTCTAGATGTAGCAACACAGTTAGCCCAAGAACGACTTAGGGCTAAAAGAGAAGCAGATTTAAAGAAACGATTAGCAATACACAAGGCTTTAGCTGAATACCGTCAGCGCAAGTTAATTAGCCAAGAAGAATACAACTTAAAAGTTGAGTTCTTAAGGCAATTTAAAAACACTGCAATGGGCGAAAAGGAATGGGCTGAAATCTTGAAGATAAAGAATGAACTTGAAAAACTAGAAAAAGAAGAAAAAGCACAGTTTGATGGTGATTTAAAGAATATACGCAGGGCACAATTTATGTGCTTTTTAGTAGCGGCTTGGATAGCATATTTAATAGTTTGGGGTGATAAGTAATGGATACACTAATTGGACTTCTTAAAGGCGTTGCTCCTGTCTTGGCTACTGCTATTGCTGGCCCTGCTGGTGGAGTTGCTGTGGGCTGGTTGGCTGATAAGCTAGGCGTAGATGACGCTACTGTAGAAGGCGTTACAGCCGCTTTAGCTGGCAACCCTGACCTTACCCTTAAACTTAAAGAACTTGACCTTGAATACGCCAAAATGGATGCTCAAGACCGAGATTCTGCTCGTAAAGCCTACGCTGAAGTTGCAACATCCCAATACGCTACAAAGCTAGATAAAGCTGTTGTACCTATCCTAGCATTAGGTACTGTAGCCCTAGCGTTTGGATTTATTGGTCTTTTGATGGTTAAGGATGTCCCTGTAGACCAACAACAAATGGTCATTTTTGCACTAGGATTTATTACTAGCTCTGCTGGACAAGTCCTATCATTCTATTTTGGTAGTTCACAAGGCTCTAAAGATAAAACTAAAGAAATTGAAGGAATGATGAAGAAATGAACAATGAACAACTAGCTAAATTAGGTATTGGGGCAGACTGGTTAGAGCCATTAGAAGAAACCTTTGCCAAGTATGAGATTAATACCCCAAAGCGCCAGGCTTGTTTCATTGGTCAAGCAATGCATGAATCAGGTGGATTTAAGCACCTAGTTGAAAACTTAAATTATTCAGAAACAGGTCTTATGAGAACTTGGCCTAGCCGGTTCCCAGATATGGACACTGCAGAAAAGTATGCTCATAATCAAGAAAAAATAGCCAATAAGGTCTATGGTGGTCGCATGGGCAATACTGAAGAAGGTGATGGATTTGCCTATAGAGGCAGAGGCATTTTTCAGCTTACAGGAAAGGAAAACTACACTAATTGTGGTCAAGGTATAGGCAAGGACTTAATCGCCCATCCTGAGCTGTTACAAGAACCTTTGTGTGCAGCCCTATCTGCTGGCTGGTACTGGAATAAGCGTAACTTGAATCAATATGCTGACACTATGGACATTGAAACTATGACCAAAAAGATTAATGGTGGTGTCATAGGACTTGAAGATAGAAAAGCCAAAATCAACAAAGTCCTAGACATCCTCAATTCCTAAAGTGGATTATGGTGGCAATGATAAAAGCTAGGATAACAATAGCTGCAAACATCATTGATTCATCATTACTCATAGCCAACCACCAAAAGGTATAGGCTCTTTTTCTTTCTTTCTTTTAAGAACCTTAGAGTCTCGGTTAAGTAAAGGTAATGGTGTATCTAAGCGTTTAGCTGCATTTTTAGGATGCAAACACCATTTATCACCCATTTGAGCTATCTTTTCCTTAGCTACTACCTTGTTATGCTCCACTAAAAGCAAGTAAATATCATAGCTAAAGTGTCCAGCAGCAATCATCTGTTTTAACAAACTTTGGTCATTTTTGGTCATGCTGTAGCCTTTTCAATAAATCGGTTATTAGCCTGGTTAGTTCTCCAAATATCAACTCTTAGCTGGGCGCCAGTCAATTGCCATTTGAGCTTTTCCTCTATTTCCACTGCTTCTTGCAAACCTTTTAACAAATCTTGGTATTCAGTCCTAGCATAGGCATCTCTTTCTTGAGCTGCCATAGTTTCTACGCCAGCCATGAATGCCTCTTGCATGAGTAAGGCCTTCTTACTTTTGCGAAATTCCTCGAGGTAGATTCTTTGTGCTTTGGCCTTTGCAAATAATCCTGCATTCTTTAGTAAAAAGTCTACTGCTTGGTTTGGGTCAATGTGTTCCATTTTATCCTTGTAAGTGTTTTAACCATTGGTCATAGATACGTGAGGCTATTTGGGCAGTCATAATGGGTGGCACAGACATTCCAACTAGGTAAATTGGCTGATTTTTTCCAAAGTTATAGTCCAATGGATAGGAACCAGCTAATTTAATTTCTTCATCATATAAACGCCTAGCATCCTTGTAGTGATAGTAGGAGTTAGAACCAGCCCTAATTGTTGGTAAGGCTTGGTCCGGATGAAGTTTTAATTCTTGAAAGAAATGGCCTTTTTCATGGACATCTGCACATGACCTGCCTGGCTCAATTTGTTCCCAATAAGGCAATACACCTGCAGGGATATGCTTGCCATTGTCTGTTCCTGTATAAGGTAGCTCAATTTCCTTAAATGTAATTACAGGCTCATTGAACTCTAAGTCAATCTTTGGGGTTACAGAAAACATATCAAATTGCTCTAAAAATGGTTCTGCAATATCTTTCCTAATAGCTAGGAAAAATACTCTTTCCCTTCTTTGAGGAACGCCCATCTTAGATGCATCTAATAGCCAATGCCTTACATAGTAGCCAGCCTGTTCAAAAGCCTCATAGACCTTTAAAACATAGCTTTTAGCATCCCCAATAAGCATTCCTTTGACATTCTCTGCCACCACAATCTTGGGCTGCAACTTATGGGCAAGGTCAATAAAGTCAAAGAATAGGGTATCTAAGACTTGTTCTGCCTGGCCTTCCCTAAACTTCTTTTCCTTACCCCAGTCATCACTTCGATTACCAGCCATTGAAAAACTAGAACAAGGTGGTGAACCATCTAAAATATCTAGGTTATATAACTCTGCAGGTAAGTCATCTCTTAGCTTAAATGTCTGAATTGGCTCTAAAAAACTGTATTTAGGGTTATGGTTTTCAACATAAGCAGACATCATCTTAGGGTCTATTTCATTGCATCCTAAGACATCAAATCCTGCTAGTTTGTAGCCCATAGTAGAACCACCACCACAAGCAAAACAAGAGAACACCTTACCTTTATCTTTAGTAAAAGTAGCATCCTTTAGAGTCCATCTGTATGGGAACTTATGCATTAGGACTCCAAATATAGTTTGGTACCAGCAAAAGCATCTTCTTTGAACTGTTGGCTTTTTACATCAAACCATAGCTTGATAGTCCCAGTCCAGTCTGCATGGCGTTGTTTAGAAACAATAAGAGCTGCATCTGGAATGCTATTGTCCTTTACACCTGTTACCTCTGTTTCTCTTTCTTTTTTGATGTTTCTAGCAATAATCATTACATTGTCTACAAGGTCAGAAATAGAGCCAGAACCCTTCAAATCAAACTTATTGGCAGTTTCAGCCTCATCATTACCCTTGCGGACATGGTGAACCAAAAAAATGTGAATATTCATTTCTTTGGCTACTTCACATAACCTATTCATAAAGTCTTTTTGACCATCATAGTCCTGTTCACCTCTTGTGCATTTAGTTAAAGAGTCAATAACTACATGGCTTACATCAAGTTCAAGAGCTGCATACCTACAAAGGCTAATAACTTGCCAAGGCTCTAAACTACCAACATGGTTAAACAAATAAAAATGGTCTAGTTTCCATTGCATAAACTTTTGAACATCTCTAGGTTCTGGAATGTAGATACCGGTAGCTTGTTTAGTCATCCTAGCTAATGTTGATACTGGTGGCATCTCTAATGAGGCCATTAATAGCTTAGAACCATTGCTAACAATATCCATAGCAATTTGACCAAGAATCAATGATTTTCCATGACCATTCACACCGGCTAATACAGTTACTTCTTTCTTACGAAACCCTAATTTTTGGTCTGCAGATTCAAAAGGTAATTTATCACCAAGAATTCCATGTTTTCTAGCCTCAAAATACTCTAGTAACTCATCCTCAAAATCAGACTTTTCACTAACCATGTTTCGTATTTCTGAATATTCAGCATACTTTTGTAGGTCAATATCAACTAGCATAGATTTCACCTGCACTATCCAATGCAACCAAAAATTTAGGTTTGCTATCAAATATGACTGAATACCATGATGCAAATAGGCTATCAGAGCCACCAGAATGGATTAGGTGAACCTTTTGCCCCTTGAGGTAAGGTAAGGTATCAACTTTAGGTCTACGCTTGCCTGTGACAATTGTGGCACTTCCTACAAATTTAGAATTAAACACTTCACCTGGCAATAAATATTCATCACTTTGAATAAAAGCCTGTTCTTTAGGGTTAAAGTCCCCATGACTTCCAACCATTACAAAAATCCCTTCAAATGGCTGATTTTTAGTTAAATGCCCAATCACTTCTTTTTCTCCAATCATCACTAACTCCTTTTAGGTGCAAAAATATCACTGTAAGAACTACTTTGTGCTGCAATCTCATCTTCCCAACGTTTGTCCCTTAACCACCTTTCAGCATCCTTACGGAATTTTCTTTCTACATTCTTGGTTTGTAAGCTAGCCTTTTGCAAGATTGTTGCTAGCAATGTGCTATCAGGCTTGATGCCTTTCCAAACTTTGAATGCATTGGCTTTGCCAACAGGTTTGTCATAGGCTTTCCAAAATGATTCAAATTCATTGGAATACAAACTTGCTTTTGCCTTTGACTCTGTCTCTGTCTCTGTCTCTGTCTCTGGGATAGCAACATGATAGCAATCCGCTAGCATAGTGCTAGCATTAAGGAAAAATCCTTTATCCATCAATGGTTTAAGTCCAGCTGCAATATCTTTTTCTGACAAATGTAATCTAAAAACTAGCTCATCCATGCTAGCATTGAAAACACCATCTTTTGATTCACTTGCAAGCAACCACAATAGAGGTGCTATCGCTTTGCTAGCAAGAGGCAAGCACATAAAATCCCTATCTCTAAGCAAGTCATGGTGCAACTTAATCCAGGGTGGTAAACGGTCCTTGTAGTGCTGAAATTCAGACCATTTCTTAGGAATTAGTTTCATCTCAGTCCTTTTTAAATAGGTCTGGTCTTAACTGTTCTCTAGTCAATCTAAGCTCTGAAAGCTGCTCTATTTTCCCTAAATACTTCATGGGAACTTTGTTGATGCCCCATACATACACTGCATTAGGTGTGATTTCTAACTTTTCTGCTAGGTCTTTTAAGCTACCAAATTCAATCTTCAATAAATCTATAGGTTTCATGCTAATCCTTTCATGGTTTTTGGTAATATAGCATTAATCTTTGCAAATTTACAAGCATTAGGGAAAGTCCTAATAAAAAAACTAACAAAATCTTTTGCAAAGTGTTTTTTTTGTGTATACTAAAGCCTAGTTCAACAGTAAAGGAGTAAGTGATGAAAAAGACTAAATCTGGCTATACCCTAACAGCCAAAGATATGCAAAAACTATCTGACCAGGCTGTAGTTAAAGCAATTTATGTAAATGGTAAGTGGATTACCACTGTAAACAAATTAGCTAACAAAACCCTACATTAAGGATTAAGTGATGAAAACAACATTAATTGATTGGATAGGTGTAATTCTTCTTGGAATGCTATTGGGTGCAATGTTTGCACTAGGAGCTTAATCATGGGAATGAATAGACATGATGCTTACTATGAGCCTGAAGATGACCATGACAACTCTGATGAGTTTGACTATGAAGTTTCTCAACTTATGAAAGTTGGTGCTGAATATGACTTTAGAACATCCCAAGCAGTAGCTGAAGCTATGGGTGACCTAGATACAGAACAAGCCAATGCCTTACAAGCCATGATTGATACCAATGACTATGAAAAGATTGGTAGAAAAGTAATGATGATGGCCTACGATTACATGGAAAAGTTTGCTATTTCCACTGTAGAACATGATTTTAACAACTAAGGAGTAAGTGATGTCATATTTAGAACTACGTAAGATTAATGTCAATGAACATACAGACCGCAAAGGTAAATTTACCTACCTTTCTTGGGCATGGGCTGTGGACCAGATGCTACAAATTGACCCAATGGCTACTTGGGAATACCAATCCCCTATGCAATTTGGTGAAACCTTGATGGTTTTTTGCTCTGTAACTGCTTTTGGCAAGACCATGACTGCACAATTACCTGTGCTTAATGCCCAAAACAAGGCTATTGCCAATCCTGATGCTTTTGCAGTCAATACAGCCATGCAACGGTGCCTAGCCAAAGCTATTGCTTTACATGGTATTGGCCTTTACATCTATGCAGGTGAAGATATACCTACTGAAGAACCTGTAGATTTAACACATGAAACAACCTTTTGGGTGGAGCAAATCAACCTTTGCAAGACCATAGCTGAACTCAAGGATGCCTATGGCAAAGCCTATGCAATCCTAGCTAAAGACAAAAATGCAGTCCAAATCATTGCTAATGCTAAAGACCTCAAGAAAGTTGAGTTGTCATGAAATTATCTGAAATGAAAAAATGCCACATTAACTATCGAAAATACGAAAAAATTGTAAAAGCATTTCCTAAAGGGATTGTTGTTGATGGCTTAAATCTAATTGAAATAATAGAAAAGCAACATCATCTTTTGCATCAATTTAGAAATATGGCAAGTTGGAATGAATTAAATCCAAAAGGAACAAACGTTAGAGATTCAGAACTTTGGGAAGTTATTAGAAATACTTTTGGTGACGAAACAATTGAAATTAAACCAGTAAAGGTGTTGAAATGATTATCAAATCTATGTTTTGGCACATCCTACAAAAAGAAATAGCAGCAAGAAAGGCTCGAAAATGAAAAAGTTTGTAATGAATAGCCTTGGAAGCATTACTGAAATTGAAGGTGATGACGAATTTACTATGCAAGATTATTTTGCAATAAAGATTGTGCAAGCCATGATTTCAAACAACAAAATATATCAAATGCATCCTGATGAAAAATCTATTGTTAAAGATGCCTATATTGTTGCTAATTACATGATGGAGGTTCGTAAATGATTGAACAAGGCACACCTGAATGGCATGAACTTCGTAGAGGCAAAGTAACTGCTTCTAGGGTAGCTGACATCCTTGCAAAGACAAAGACTGGGCCTTCAGCTAGTAGACAAAACTATCTGATTGAGCTTGCCTTGCAAAGAATCACCAAGACCATTGAACCATCATATACCAATGCAGCTATGGAATGGGGTACTCAAACAGAACCACAAGCTCGAGTAGCTTATGAAGTAGCAACCAATAACTTTGTAGACCAGGTGGCATTTATTGACCATCCTACTATTAAAGGTTTTGGATGCAGCCCTGATGGTTTAGTAGGTGAAAACCTCATTGAAATCAAATGCCCATCATCGGCTACACACTGGGAATACTTTAAGTCTAAAGAGCCACCAAAGAAATACTTTATTCAAATGCAAGCTCAAATGGCAGTTACCGGTGCCAAATGGTGTGACTTTGTGTCTTTTGACCCAAGGATGCCAGAAAGAAGTCAGCTTTTAGTGGTCAATGTCCCTAGAGATGCAGAGTTCATCCTCTACATGGAAGCAGAAATTAAACAGTTTTTAAATGAAGTAGAAACAGAAGTCAAACTTATGGAGAATCAATAATGGCTATCACACACTATGTAAAAGCAGCTGTATCAGAGTACCAAGACAAAGATGGGGCAAGCAAGAAACGCTACCAAACCATTGGAGTCATCATGGAAACTAAGCATGGATTGATGCTTAAGCTAGAGTCCTTGCCTTTCTATGCCATGAAAGATGGTGGTTTATTGGCCTATTTGAATCCACCAGAAGATAAGGCAATTGCCACAACTCAAGTATCTAAAGAGTTTGTTGAATCAGATGTGCCTTTCTAACATGAAAGAACTTGCCATCTTCTTTATTGGCTACATAGTCGGCTTGGGTATGAATGATGCCCAAGCTCAGACTTATGTAATTACCAATCCACAAGGATACGTACAGCAAACCGTACAAGTTCAAGGGAACCAGGCACAAGTGGTCAACAATCAAGGTTATGTAACCCAAACTTTGACTATTTACCCTAACCAAGTAGTCACTCCAAGTGGCTATGCTATTGGTACTCCTAGCTATACAGTCCCATCTGTACCCATGTCACCACCTAGCCCAAGGGTTATGCAATGAGTAGAGCCAAAGGCACTAAAAACAAGAATTCTTATGTTAGAGAAGGCACAGACATGAATCTTGGGGATATTGCTAAACAACTAAACATTACACAAATTGAGGCAGAAACTGCTTTAAGAGGTGCATTGCGTAAATTTAGACGGCATTTTGATAAACAAAACATTAAAAAAGAAAATTACCTATGATTCATTATCATGGGCTGCCTATTACCCCAGCAACAGTAGCCAACTATGCAGTGCAAGCAGGCCACGCATTTGTGTCTTATGCCCATCCTGACCAAATTGGTACTGCTATTGAGGTATGCCAGTCTTTTGCTATAGATAATGGGGCTTTTAGTGCTTGGA